CTACAAGGAGTATTGACATGGCTAAAATTGCATTGATGGATCAGGACTACACCGATCCTGAGACAGTGCAGGAGATCATTGAAATCATGAAGACGGACCCTTACAGTCCTTCTTGTGTTCCCGGCAACCTTGCCGAGCCAACGATTCAATCCATCTCCCTGCCTTGGTACGTTTGGGATGACATCTTTCAGTGCTTGGCAAGTGGTAATAAGCAGGCCAAGGCTCTGAGCAAGTGTGTCTATCCCGAGGATGGTCCGTTGGATTGTGTCAAGGACCAGATATCTGGACCTGACTACATCAACATGGTGACACTCAACAAGTAGCCACGGCTACCACCACGGTTCCAATGCTCGTAGCATTGGACCGTGGATAGTAATCGTGGTGATTGCTAATTACACAGGAGTATTGTTCATGGATATAGAGTTGAGTAGTCATGAAAGACCGTCAAAACCTTGCCCTTGTGGTTCAGGTAAGATGTCCATTTGGATGCATGATTGTCAAGGCATACCCCTAGACAGGGTTTGTGATGATTGTGAAGAAAAGAAGCGGTCAAAGTACAGACCAGAGACGTTCTCTGGTTACACGCAAGCCGACCTCGATGAGTACAGCGGGGAACGCATTGAGCCTCTTGATTGAGGCAGAAAGTAGGTGTATATGCTTAGGTTGATTGAGCAGGCTTTGGCAGAAAGTTATGAACAAGGCCGGGAAGATGAAAAGAATCCCTCATATGAAATGGGTGTTGTTCTTTTCTCTCGAAGGCACGCTGAGAGGGAGCAGAAAGCAATGGACCTGCTTGATGACATCAGGCGGGAGTACAAGATTGGGAACCGCTCCCAATAGCAATCGCCTCAGTTGAGGCAGAAAGGTAGGTGTCGAATGCAGAAAGGTAGAAGGCATACCAGAGAAGATTGGTCATGCCGCCTCGTTCAACATGCTTATATCTTTAGTGATAAGAAGAAAGCAGAAGATTATATCGGAGACTGGGGCGGACCACAGGTTGTGTTACCCTATAAAGATGGGTATATCGTCTCGGAAACTTTGCCCAATGGGCATTGCTATGTGGCTTCCCCTAAACGATGCTCATGTTAGCCTCTAGTTGAGGCAGAAAGGTAGGTGTATATGTACACTGACCGTCGTAAGCCTTGGATTCACAGGATGTTACTGTGGATTCTTGGTTTGTTACCAGAACGCAGGACTAACCTTGTCCTTTGGGACTGCGGGGAGTTCAGTATGGATGTCAGGGATAATATAAACTCTGACTTTCGTTACGATTCCTTTGGCCGCCTCAAAGGTCTTGGTAATCGCTGGTATCGTTACAGCATTAGAGAAAAGCATCGCTTTCGTAAGGCATGTGAACGATATGATGCTAGGGATTACAACCACCGACACTACGCCTCGCTTTTTCATTGGGAGGTTAGGGAGATGCAGAAGCGGTGGAGGCATAAACCAGATCCTGAGTTGGTTGCTATGACTCGTAATATACTGTTCCAATATGGATGGAGAGGTGGTGCTAATGAAGAAACCCGTTAGTTTCTGGAGGTTATGTAAAAATATAGTCTCTTTCGTTTTCTGCGGAGGAATCCGCTACAAAGGTAGGTGATTGAGTGTTCATGATTGAATTGGTATTGTGTTTCGTTAGTGTATCGTTTATTGTTCTTTGTTTGATGTTGATACTTCAGGAGGTAAAGGAATTGTAATGGGCAAGCAAATGAAATCTGACAATCTATGTCCCTTGCTTTTGGCTGACCTATTCCAAGAAGCATTGAAAGATAGAATGCTTCAAGGTTGGTTGGCACTGTGTCCTCCGGGCCTTGTCTTGGAATCTTGTGGGATAGGTCCAGCCTGTATTGCATTTGAATTGGGTGTAGAAGCAGGACTCAAGCAGGCACTTGACTCAGGAGGCAACGATGGGTAAGAAGTTCGCCCCAATGTCTCGCCCTGTATCTATGCGTGAGGGTATGACGCATCAGGCTATTGCCGATGAGTTGAATGCTGACCCTCACCCTGAATCGGGCGACCACAACACGAAGGAAACCGTAAGGCAAACCCTGAGTAAAATCATATGCAAACTCAGGCACTTTATACTTGAAGATCCTGAGTGTAGAGAAGCGGCACAAACAATCCTCCAACGTAAGGAGTTTACTGTATTAGAGGAGTTTGAGGATAAACATAAAGAGGCTCGGGAACATTACAAAAGGAATCGCCAATAGTATATACATACGTACACAGGTAGGTAGATACCTATGTACGTACGTGATAGTCTAGTTCTACCAAAGGGGACCGGACACACCACACGTATGTATGTACGTACGTGATAGTCTAGTTCTACCAAAGGGGCCACGGCACAGGGCTGTGTGTACCCACCCATGTAAACGCCATGACGATAAGGAACATACGTAAAATGGCTAAGAAGATGATTCAACTGTCTGGACAAGAACTCGTAGCCAAGGGTAATCCTAAGGCTGTGGCTGAACTGGTACGCCGTCACAATAACGGTAGCCGGTTCGCTATCAAGCGGCTGGAGGAGTTGGGCCTTGACCATGAGGGAAATCCGTTGACCGATGAGCAGCCTGCCCAAGACAGCAACGCTGAGCGTATTGCTCAACTTGAGGCTGAACTGGCTGCTGCAAAGGCTGGCGGTGTTCCGACAGGCAAGCCAAAGGCGGCGAAGAAGACTCGCAAGGTGAAGTCGGTTGATGCACCTCCCGTGTTTACGGAGGCGACGTTGACGGCTATGCCTCGTGAGCAACTCAAGGGGTTGGCTGGTGTTGGTGCTTCAAGCAAGTTGCGGAGCAAGACACTGGTTCAGCAGATCCTTGGGAATCAGCAGCCTGAGGTGGAGCCTGTCTCCCCAATACAGGCCAAGACTGAGTACCTGAAAGGTATGATGGTTCGTCAAACGCTTACCGATGACGGCATCATGCTAGAGATCCTTGGTACAGGGGTTCAGAAGAAAGACGGCACCTACAAGAAGAAGGCCAAGAAGCATGATCTTACGGGAGCATGTGGAATTGGTAACGACTACAAGGAAGCCGTCTATAGCCTGAACGAAGGGCTGGCCGAACAGGGATTCAAGATTGGCAAGCCCGGCAACTGGTTTGAGCAAGTAGATGAGCGGACTGGAATCACTAAGTCCAATCGTCCGAAGCGTCGTAACACTAACAAGTCTGCGGTAATGACAGCAGACCTCGGCTGATAGCACTGTGCATGACCTGAGCATGTCAGTAAAAGGCTCTTAATGAAACCCTCAAACATATGAGGAGTAAGCCAATGACTAGAGTATTGGATGCTACATTGGACCGTCAGCGTGACCTTGAAATGGAAATCGTGGGGTCAGGTAATAATCCTAACCCTATCGTTGACCATCTAGAGGAAGCCCTTGAGGTTGTGATGTCATCCTTTCAACGCTTGCCCAAGTGGGTCAGGATTGTGCGACATCTCGGAACCCGAAACGTATCACACATAGCCTTATGTGCGACAATGGACAAGGTTTCCAAGTCAGGTAACACGGCTCAAGCACACCCTGTTGTGAATGAAATATCACAGCGGTTGCTTTGGCTATGTTCTGACATGAGCAGAGATGATCGTTTGGCGTTGGCTTGGAACGTCTTACATGCTTGCCGACAGGCTGGACTGATTAGCCTGTGGACTAACAAGCGTGAGGATGCTACAGTCGTTCGCCTTACTTCGTACTTGACTGGTATGCTGGACGAGTATGATCTGTGGGGTCTGGTCGGCATGAATCGTCGGCCTATGATTGTCCCTCCTGTTCCTCATACAATAGAGGAGCCGGGTGGATACCTTACAGATGCCCTTCGCCACGGCATTAGTCATGGTACATGGCAGAATGTTGTGGGCCAGAAAATTGTGGCTGCTATGAACGCACTACAAAATACGGCTTGGGTAGTTGATGAGTGGACCCTTGAGGTAGCCAAGTATACCTTGCTGCCTTATGAGTCTGAGGTCAACAAGTATTCGCACAGCGTTTGCCTACAGGTAGCGTCTGAGATGCTTGGCATCCCATTCTGGCTGGTTGTGTATCTGGATAACCGAGGCAGGTTGTACTACCTTAGCGATGTATTGTCACCGCAAGGTAATGACCTATGCCAAGGCGTGTTGAGGTTTCATGAGAAGCAGCAACTGTCCACGATGCGTGACTGGTTCTGGGCAAGGGTTCAGGTTGCCAATGCGTGTTCTGGCCTGCCAATAGCAGAAGGTAAGAAACTGGACAAGATGCGATTTGAAGATCGCGCTCAGTGGACTGAGGATAATGAGAAGCAACTCGTTGCTATCTCGAAAGATCCTTTGAAACATCTGGATGCTTGGTGGGATGGGTTTGGTAAGGGTGCTGGTACTTTCCGGTGCTTCGCAGCGTGTAATTCGTTGAGTGAAGCCCTTGAGGATGGCACTTGGAACCTACCCGTTAGGCTTGATGCAACTTCGTCTAACAACCAGCACTCGAATGCTGCCCTACTCGATGCCGATGGAGCATGGCGTGTTAACCTTGTGCCTAATGACACAGGGTTGCCTCATAACTTCCGAGAGGATATTTGTGAGGAGAACCGTCGTGCTTGGTCTGCGGGTGAGGACGATCACGATTACGTTGATATGTTTATCGCTGAGGATGATGTAGTTAACAACGCCAGTGTTGCCAAAGACCCGGTAATGATTATTCCTTACGGTGGTACAGTACTACGTATCGGTAAGAATTTCATGGGTGATAAGACTTGGCATAACGCAGGTACTGAAGATGAACCGGAGTGGATGGTGGTTGCTGCACCTGACAGTCCCATCGGTAAGTTAGACATTGATGTAGAGTTACAATTCGATGTTGCTATGAAACTTGCCAGTCGGTATCGCAAGTCGTTGTTAACTGTGGTCCCGAGTATCCTTAACTACATGGACTTTATCAAGGCATGTGTTAAGGCTGCTGCGGAAGATGGTGAGCCTATGGTGTGGACTACTGCGGCTGGTCTTAGGGTTGAGAACTTTAAGAACAATCGTGTAGAGTGTACGCTTACGGCTAGTAAACGCTTCGATGACGATTCTTGTTCGTCCTTGAAGTTCTTCAAGTTTGACGATGAGTTGAATGTACGGAAGTCTTGCACCGCTGGACCTCCTAACTTCACTCACTCAATGGATGGATGTCACTTACAACTGTGTATCTGGAAGGCGATTACAGGTCATGGTGTTATCAGTATTGCTGGTATACATGACTGTCTTGCTATGTTGCCTAAGGATGTACCCGCTGTACGCGGTGTAATTCCTGCTATGTTCGTGGCTCTGTATAGGGAGTCACCACTGGTAGCTCTCGCTGAAACGTATGATGTTGAGTTGCCTGAGTTCGGTGACTTGTGTATTGATGACGTTCTGGAATCTGAGTTCATGTTCATGTGAGGTGTGTTATGAAGAACGCTTCGTATCGTGAGTTCCTCAAGGATACTCTTATACTTATCCACGAGGGTCTGACGCTTAAGGTATATAAGCGACTCCCCTTAAATGCCTATGAGTGGGAGGTATTTCTCTTTGATCGTAAGAGAGACTATAGTGTGAGTATTATGTGGAAAAACAAGAGGATCTATACCCGATTGATAGATCGAACCTTCTTTGATCGCAGGAATACTAACGCTAAGGACCGTAAGTATATGCGATTACACGCCAATGTTTTGACTGATGCTGTTAGGAAGGCGTTAGTTAAGAAAGATAAACCTAATGTCTAGAGTAACCGAAGCATTGAGGACGCATGTATCTAGGCTGCAAAAGAAAGGCAAGCCTAGAAGATCCAAGAAAAACAAGTATGGCCTGCGTAGAGCAGGTAGGAAAAACTAATGAATGTACTAGATAGATTCACGCTGGCCGGGTTCACGGTCGAGTTTAGATATAACCAAGTGTCGGTATTACACCCGATACACGGGAGGTTTTTGGTTTGCTATAAGCGTACTGGAGAGTGGGCTTATGAAGCCGAATTGAACGGTGCTTACGACGCATTACATGAACGTGGGTGCATATGTGATAGCCCTAGTTCTACCAAAGGGAGGAACCCCCTCCTGAAGTTCTTCAAGCGTAAGCAAAAAGCAACGGCTTAGCGTTCGTTGTCCCCCTTACGAACGCAGAGATTAGTTACTTCTCAAGGATTGTATGTACTATTCTCTTATTGAATCCTTGACCTATCCTATGACGGGCGCGGTATGGGGCTGGTTGGCATAGGTGAGGCTGAATCGCCAAGAGTCATAAGACCACTCGTTTGGGCGAGTATAAATAGAATGTAAGCCCAAAGCGTTCCCTATTAGCGATGTAGGTCCGACAAACTCTGGACTACACCTAGTAGGGAGGAAACTATATGACAATGGTATTGCCATTGTTGATGTCCAGCGACAGATACCCTGCTTGTCGGACATTGCTGGCTAACGAGCCTTGCAAGGCGAGACAAAGACTAATCTATCTTGAGGATGATCATTGCTGGAATCAAACTCTCCTGAGCATGAGGAGTCTGAAATAAACTGCTTATTTACTATACAGATCACTGGTTGTGATTACCGGCAAGGAAAATTACACTTGCAAGGTGTCCATGTTGCAACATGGTAGCCGGTAATGGAGGGTTCGATTCCCTCTACTGTTCCTTTTCTATATATCCAAGGGATATCAGAGTTACGCATCCGTCTACATGTGGATAGCAACCACCGATGCGTAGTTGTGACTGAATATGTCTTGGTACACTAGGAGACAAAGGTGTTGTAAAGCAACGAGAGAGTCCCTCTGCGGATGGATCAATGCGGAGCAGCAGTCAGGCTTTAGAGGCCAATAAAAACCAACTTACTAGTGGTGGACTCTTTGGCTATGGCTTGTGGGAATAGTTTACCCACCGACCTTGACTCTGGTATCCCTTAGGTATATAGGAGGAACCGACCATGAAGAAGAATTATTCCAAGTTGATACTTTCGTTTTCTTTCAAAACCTATATCGCTTGGTCTATCTTTGCTGATATAATGCTACTTGGTACTGTTATCTACTTGATCTTCAGGTGATGCGCCCGTGGCTCAGTGGATAGAGCAACGGCCTTCTAAGCCGTAGGTCGCAGGTTCGAATCCTGCCGGGCGTGTTGAAAGGAATGTTATGAAAATTCATAGGTGTAGAATAGATGTACCCCTTGACGACTTCGATTGTCAGATACAATGTGAGGAATATTACATGGACGAAAAAACTTTAGACAAAATTGAAGATTTGTTGCACCAACTAGATCAAAATCATGGTAAAATGAATGGTGTTATGGATAGGATGGACCTAGCCCTATCGGCTGCTATTCAGGTATGTGACGATGCCATCAAGAATTTAGAAGGTGAGATCAGTAAATGGGACGAGTAAAAGAAACTGCGTATGAATGCTGGGAACTTGCGTCCGCTGCTTGGTATAAAGGTGAGGAACCTGATTGGGAAAGAATCGGTGAACTCACTGGACTTGACCCTAAAACCGCAGAACAATGGGCAAAGGGTTGGGAGGATTTAAATGACTGAAGAAGAAGGCGAATATAAATTCTCTAGGGCGCAACAGCGTCAACTAAATAAAAACCTAGCCGCAAAACGTGATTATGCTGCGGGTGACAAGAGTGCTGATGCAGCAAAGCGTAAGAATTGGACACCCTTTAACATGAACAAACCCGATCATGGGTCTGGTAAGGGTGATGACCAAAGACCAAGGAATATCTCTGCTGCTGAGTATGGCTTACGTTATGACTTTGCCGTTGGGAACATTTCGATTGAAGAATTTAATAAGAAGATGGAAGAGTTGGATGACTAAACCACGTTGGGGTTTATATAATACCGAGAATGATTCTTGGTTTTACCATGAATCAATGGTAGAATCTGAACCTGAGTATTCGTCTTACACCCGTGAGTTGGCTATATTTTCTGACAAGGGTGAGGCTGTGTTGGCCGTTAGACATTTGGATAGGTTCTTTCAAGGTATATATGAACCAAGAAAATTACCAAAGGATATGAGTAATGGATGAATTACCCACACAGGATGAAGTAAATCAGTTTTTGGATCACGTTAGAGAACTAGGCGTAGTTAATATGTTTGGTGCTGGAAACTACATCCAAGAACAGTTTGATATTGGTAGTAAGGATGCTACTCGGTTCCTTTCGGAATGGATGAGTACCTTTGAGGAGAGACAAGATGCCTGAAATCTTTGACATTCAAGAGGCAGTACTAGGATTACTTGAGTGGACCGAAGAAGATCAGGGTATCGGACACTATGAGTTTTGGGGTAGTAAGGAAAGGGATGTAAATTGGCAACCCGTTTTAGAGAACCCAGAGGTTGAGTTTGAGGTGGATCTTAGCGGTAAGAATCTACTTGAGAATGAGGATTGGTTGCCTTTGTATTTCAATCGTTATACTCAAGCCTTTATTGATGATAATAGAGGCTATGATGTAACGATTCACGCTAGTCTTAGTGGTATCAAGTATCTTGGTGCTAAGAAGTGGTTTGTAAAGTATGAAATCGAACACGAATAGGAAAAAATATGTCGCATGAAATGACAGAAAATGATTCGGCTGTATATTATGGTAAGAAAGCATGGCACGGTCTTGGTACTGTGACTAATACCATTCTCTCCCCTAGAGAAGCTTTGGTTGAAGCAGGTTTGGACTGGACAGTTAAGCCTTCTACCTATATTGAATACTTTTATCGTAATGATGAAGGTGAAAATGTATCGGGATCTACCAGTGACCGAGTGGCTAATGTCCGATCTGATACGGGCGATGTGCTTGGTTGGGTTGGTAAAGAGTATAAGGTAGTACAAAATGCAGAACTGGCAGAACTCGCTTATAGTCTTGCTGGTGATGATACTCATGTGGAATCTTTTGGTTCCCTTAGGAACGGTGCTAGAATTTATACCCTTCTTAGGGCCGATTCTTTCATGGCTGATGGATTCAATGATACTGTTGATCAGTATCTTTGCCTCTGTAATGGACATGATGGTACACTGGCTCTTAGTGGGTTGCCTACTAGTATTCGGATTGTGTGTGAGAACACTTTGAACATGGCTTTGTCTCAGAGTAGCCGTAATATGTTTAGGTTTACTCATAATGGTGATATGGCAGACAAGATGGCTCAAGCGAGGCAAGCATTGTCTTACTTTCGTGAGACTGGTAAATTCTTTAGAGAGAATGTACAACAGTTGACCTCCGTTAATTGGGACAAGGACAGTATCACTAAGTTCTGGCTTGACTGCTACCAGATGATTGAGGAGAAGGATGTTAATCCCAATCCTCAGACTGAGGCCGAGGATAATACCTATAAGCACGCTATGACTACCTTGAATTCTTGGAGTCAGACATTTGATAGTGAGCGTTCTGATCTTGGGTCCAATCCTACGCCTTGGATGGCTGCTAATGCTGTGACCAACTGGCTCCAGCACAGGAAGGCCAAGCGTGGTCGTCAGATGGCTACCGCTGCTAGAATTGATAGGAACCTGTTTGGCAAGGGTGCTAGTAACTCGATGAAGGTTATGCGCAAGGCTCTTGCTGCTATTTGATATTACGGGGTGAGGCATTTGGCTGGTCCTAATGATTGTATTAGGTATTCCCTATAACCGGGTATAGTAGTATACTACTTACTGACAAAGGAGATCCTTATGCAATTATGGGACAAACTCTCAGAACAAGACAGAGGCGAGAGGATATCTACTCAAAATCTCATGGAAGAGGAGATGATAATGGGTGGAATCGCTCGCTACTGGAAAGACTATGAGCGTTCACCAGATGAAGGGCTACCGGAGCAACAGTTACTTGATGCTACGGTAGTCCACCTCACCCCTTTCTATCAAGAATGGATAGATAAATTATGTAGTAACCATAAGACACCTACTTGGTTAATACCACTGTTGGCTTTAGGTGCGCCTAAGATGGCTGACCTAACCCTAAGATGTTTCATTAGGGAATGGTTACGATCAGCCATGTTCAGGGATAAGGAATTCTCAGGGTTGATGAACCCTGCCTATCCATTACCTACTGCACAAAAACTATCGAATATTATTTCCCAAGAAGCCTTTGCTATCATAGCTTATCAACAATCTAAAGAAGATTTTAAAAACGATTGGCAAAGGCAATCCAAGTTTATAAAGAACTGGACAACTAAAAGATGCCGGGCCTTCTCTATTAAGGTAGGTTGTCTACAAAACGTATCCTTAAAACGAAGACAAGACTTTGGACATCATATGCTTCGTATTGCAGAAACCTCTGGTATTTTTCTAATGCTATCCCAACGATATGGTGGGGGTAAGATGTGGAGAAAGCGTTTGTTTATTACCCTACGACCTGATATACTTAGGGATCTCCATGATAAACATGCAATACTTGAGTCTAAGAATTTATTGTATCGACCTATGATAGTACCTCCTGTCGATCACACCTTACAAGCCAGTGGTGGTTATCTTAATCACTGGTCCCGTAAGGAAGTTGTCCAGAGGTATCTTTCAGATTACGAAGAAGGTTATTTAAAGCCTCAGAGTTTCTCTCAACCTAGTCAGCTTGTGTTAGATGGTTTAAATGCCATGATGCAGACCGAGTGGACTGTGAATCCAAAGGTCTTGGGGGTAATGGAGAATCTCTTTAAAAATAATACTTGTCTTGCAAACCTTCCGGCTTTCTCTTTAGATGTGTTTATGTTTAATGAACCTTATCCTGAAGATGGATCTAAAGAAGAACAGGCCAAGTGGTGCGTGGCAAGAGAAGAACATTGGGGTGACTGGTTTAAGTCCGAGCAACACCGTTGTCGTTTGCTTGTTAGACTAAATCTCGCCAAGGAATTATCAAAGTATGAATTTTGGTACATGCCTTACACACTAGATTTTAGGGGTAGGGCGTATTCTACCTGTGAGCTATTGTCTTGTCAGGGTTCTGATTTAGATGTCGGTTTAATTATGTTTGCTGAACCAAGACAACAAACCACAGGTGGGGTGAGGTGGCTTAAGATACATATAGCGAACCTGTTTGATGAGGATAAGGGTTCGTTTGCCGACAGAGTTAAATGGGTTGATGATAACATTGAGATGTTACGGGCTATCAATAATGATCCCTATGAAAATAAAGAGTGGGTTTCAGATAAAACAAAAAAGAACCCATCGTTCCAAAGGCTTGCCGCAATATTTGATTTGTTCAGGGAGGATGGTTTAACACAGGTTCCTGTTCAGGTTGATGGGGCGTGCAATGGCTCTCAGCATTGGTCCTCTATAATGAGAGATGAGGTCATTGCCAAGCTGACTAACGTAGATGTTAATGATTTACCTCAAGATCTCTATCAGTTTATTGCCGATAAGGTTACAGTATTCTGCGATAAAACTAAAGAAGAGGTATCATTGTATGATGATTTTCTCGTTCATTGGAAACATAAGATACCAAGAAAAGTTACAAAGCGTAGTACTATGTGTGAACCATATGGTCTTACATTCTATGGTATACAGCGGTATCTTAAAACTGAGGGACACTTGGATTGGATGCCTAAGGATTCTCAGAATGCAGCTATTACTGAACTAGCCCGAGCTATAAAAGCTGGGTTAGAAGAATCTTTAGTCATGCCTAACAAGGGTAAGGAATATCTTAGGAAGATTGGGGAGATAGCAAGTAATCTTAATGAACACATTGTTTATACCACACCATCAGGATTCCGTGTGGTCCATGCTTACTTCAAACCAACGAAGCGTCGTAGCTTTGCTGAGTTATTTAATAAAAAAGAATTAATCTTTGCTACCCATAGTCAGACGGATGTGGATCGCAAGGCAGTTATGCAGGCTATATCACCTAACTGGATACATAGTTTAGATGCCAGTCATTTATTCTGTACAGTGTATCGTGCTATAATGAATGGAATGTACCAGTTCTCTATGGTTCATGATTCCTATGGTTGTCCTGCTCCAGATATGGATTTATTAGTACCATTCATAAGGGAAGAATTTTATGAAATGCATAAGGAAGACCAGCTACAGAGACTCAAGGAGGATGTTGAAGAACAACTCGGATTGTCATTGCCAGAGCTGCCCGAAAGAGGACAATTCGAAATTGAAAGAGTTCTCAGATCTGATTACCTCTTTGCTTGAGATAAGGGAAATCATTTGGGTTGACGCTCATTCTCAGGGTGGTCCTGAGTGGGTCACAGTAGAGGAAGCGTATTCATATGCCACAGAACCTTTACCTCAGATTAAAAATGTAGGTTATATTTTATTTGAGAATGAGGAGTATGTAGCATTCACGGATACAGTTGGGGAGGATACGACAGGAACGGTTCATAGTATTCCCCGGGAGATTATTATTGAGATGTCAACTTTAAGAAGGGGGCAAAATCATGACGATGAGGTTGATAGACAGTGAACATGAGATGGAAGAAGCTATAAGTTATACGGTTAACTTGGTGAGGAATTGTAGAGGAAATAAAGATATAACCTTTACCTTTCCATCCAAGGAATTGTCCCGTATATTCTTAACAAACCTTGCAGCCACTTTCTTTGTACAGAAACTAGCTCCAGTTAAGGGGCTACATATTAATGTCTTTATTCCTGAGGATGGTTTAGATGATGATGACGAAGACGGATTTGAGTTCGACTTTGATTCTGATTGAGGATGGAGACTACATAATCTCTAATGATGAGATCATTATCTTAGATTTAGATATTATAATAAACGACCCGGAGGATTTTGACGATGAAGAAACCGATTAATAAAATTCAACAGAAGCATCGTAATGGTAAGCTGGATGTATATAAGCCAGTCAAGGCTTATTATGAGGAATGGGTTCATGAGGTTGATGCTAATGGAGACTTCGTGAAAGCGTACCCTAAGCCCGGTACACGGAAGCGTGCTGACCTGCCACCCATTGCAACACAATGGCAGCAGGATTATAGAAATAGATTTTGTAAGGATAAACAAGATGTCAAGAGTTCTAGTAATAGGTGATCTCCACCTACCTGCTGAGCATCCTGAATACTTTGATTTTGTAAAGCTTATTAAACGAAAATATAAGACAAACAAAACAGTGTTCATTGGGGATATAGTAGACCACCATGCTATCTCGTTTCATAAGAAACACCCTGAGTCTGATTCTGCGATGCATGAGTATTGGAATATAGTGGAGACTATTAAAAGATGGAAACGATTGTTTCCTGTGGCAGATGTTATGATTGGAAATCATGACGAGCGGGTTATTAGATTGAATGCTGATGTCGGTATCCCTACTGTATATCTTAAAAACTATAGAGAGTTATGGGGTACTCCACATTGGAAGTGGGAATATACCACACAGATAGATGGTGTTAATTATTCTCATGGTACAGGAACTAGTGGTATAGCCCCTGCATTTAATTCTGCAAAACTTACAGGAAATTCTTGGGTTATGGGTCACACCCATAGTGTTGCTGGTATACAATGGTTGAAGACACCAGTTGGAAACCATATATTTGGTATGAATGTAGGGTGTGGAATAGATGCAGGGCATGTTGTTATGAACTACGCTAAAAATCATATGAAGAAACCGATTGTTTCTGTAGGTGTAGTTATAGATGGTCATCCGTATTTAGAAGTTTTAGACAAGGAGAATTGAATTGTCGGAGGATACAATGGTTATGAATGAAGATAAAAAGGATACCCCCGATCAGGGGCCGTCACTACCGCCCGGAATTAAAACGGAGGCTGTGCTATCATTTCTTGGTAACATCAGTCGTGCGTTGAATGAACTGGCAGACGGAATTAACCAGACGATTACTAATATTGTAACTGAAGGTACTAAAATGGAAGCTACTGAAGAAGGAGAAGCTAACGATGAAGCGCGGTAATTCTTTTGTGACTGAGGATCTTGAGGTTCGTTGGTCACACCTACACAAGCCGGATAGCAAGTTTGGTCTTGACTCGGCTAATCACAACATCACTGTAATTCTTGATGACGAAACCATGCAGTACATGGATGATGTCGCCAAGGAATTGGGATGCACTAAAATTAATAGTCTTAAAACTGAGGATGATGGGATTAGTACACTCAAGTCAAAGACTAAGATCTTTGTTAGAAAGGAAGTCCATGCATTTCCGTGCGTTGATGCGTCAGCAAAGCCTACGACGGCTACTCCTTATGGTGGTGATAGGGTTAAGCTTAGGCTTACTCCTGTCGTCATTGAGCGTGATAATTCTCTGAGCATGTTCCTTAATGGTGTTCAGATTATTGAGAAGGCAGAACGAGACTTTACTGGTGGCTTTGAAGCTACAGATGGTTTCGATGGTTCTGAGCATAAGGCCGAAACTATTGTAAACACTGACGCTGGAGATACTGAGGATCTCCCGTTCTGATAGGAGTCTAGCTGTGCCAGAGTGGAGATTTAATATTAATCCCATAGCAGCCAGTAGACCCCGTGTTTCTAGGTATGGTGCATACTTTACTGGACCATATAAGAAATTCAGGGCGGAGTGTGCAGAAGAAGTGTATGAAGTTCTAGGTACGGATTTCGAGCTTATCGAAGGTCCAATTATTGTAGACTTGGAGTTGTTTATTACTCGACCTAAGAAAACTAAACTAGAATATCCAAAGGCAGACGTAGATAATTTTGCTAAGGCTGTCTTGGATGTTCTGAATAAGAAACTTTGGGTTGATGATTCTCAAATTCATAAGTTATACATTACTAAACAATGGGCCGAAGCTGGTGAACCCGGCTACTTCCTTATTGGAGTTGATAAGTTGTAGGGGATGGGGGTTGGCTTCGTCCTGTGATAATGGCAAGCCAACCCTCGTCTTCTCATTGCCCTCGTAGCCCAACGGCAGAGGCAATGGACTTAAAATCCATACAGTGTGGGTTCGAATCCCACCGAGGGTACTATATACCCCGGCCTTCACCGGATGGCGCAGGCTACCTAACCCTCCTGTCGGCAATGAGGAAAGCCGTGGCCGGGTAAAGAGACCTCTACGGGCCAGTAGCTCAGCGGTCAGAGCAAACGGCTCATAATCGTTCGGTCCCCGGTTCGAATCCGGGCTGGCCCATTTAGGAGAAATACTATGGACAGACAAAAGTTTCGTGATCGTATGGATTTCAAGAATGGTTGGGGACTATCTCTTGTCAGCGGACCCGGTACAAATTCTAATGAGGGTACGTTTGAGGTTGCTGTTCTAGATCCTAAAGGAAATATAAATTTCGACTATACTGATGGGGAAGTATTATCGTATCAAAGTATTGCGGATATTGAGAATATTGCTAAGGTAATAAGTGGAATTAGAAACTAATATGACAACCCTAAGCAGTCAGTATACGTCGTATGGAAACATGGAAGTAGTTGAGGTGGAGTTGGATGGCTTAAGATGTATGGTTGAACCCCCTGAACAACAAGATTTCTATGACAAACTAAAAATAGAGATATCTAATGATGGTTATATGCTAGATCCTATACTAATAGTACCTTTCTCTAAAGAAAGACTTGACCATATGATCTCTAATAGTCTTTTCAGAGGTCTTAAAGGTATCTTAAAAGAGAATCCCCCGGATTGGGATAATCTTTCTGAGGTTATGGTAGTAATGAAGGGTAACAATAGAGTGTTAATTGCAAAGGAACTAGGTCACGATAAAATTGATGCTGTTATTATGAAGACTGATGATGTTGTTGGGGTGGGTAGGGTTATGAAAAAATCGAAGACTAATTCGGAGATACGAGATGAAAGATTATGAAGACAAAGGAACGGTGGTTAACCGAGACAGATGCCCCCAATGTGCAGTAAAGGGGCTAGATACTTCCAGTGATAACTTAGCTGTCTATGATGATGGTCACAGTTATTGCTTTAGTTGTGGCTTCTACGTAAAGGGAGATAATACCACAAAGATGACAAATGTAATTGAAGGAACGTCCGCTAATTTTATTCAGGGTGATTGTATTGCCCTCAAGTCCCGTGGAATTACAGCGGAGATTGCTAAAAAGTATGGCTACCAAGTAGCCGAGGTTAACGGGCAAAGAAAAGAGATTGCTCCCTTCTTTAATGATGGGATCATGATAGCTCAGCATGTACGTGGAGCTAATAAATCCTTTAGGTGGATTGGTAATAGTTATAAGCCAACCATGTGGGGCCAACATCTTTGGAGAAACGGTGGCAAGAGAGTCATCATTACTGAGGGTGAGTATGATTGTATGACTTGTAACCAAGCACTAGGAGGACGATGGCCTGTTGTGTCATTACCTAATGGTGCGGCTGGAGCAGGTAAGGCTGTGAAAGATAATCTTGAGTGGTTAGTTTCCTATCAAGAAATAGTCTTGGCGTTTGATCAGGATGAAGCTGGACAAAAGGCTATGAATGAGGTTGCGGAACTTCTGCCTCCGGGTAAGTGTAAGATTGCTAGTATTCCCGGCAAGGATGCTAATGAGTGTCTTGTTAATGGACAAGGTAGTGAGTTAGTATCCGCTCTTTGGGAAGCACAGAGCTATTCTCCCGATGAGATCATTCATGTTTCTAAGATAGCAGATCAATCTGATTTCTCAAAGACTAGGGTATATCCCTTCCCATTCACTAGGCTGACAGAGTTTCTCATTGGTCAAAGATCAGGAGAGGTTACACTGTGGGCTTCAGGTACTGGCTCTGGTAAGTCTACAATCTTAAGAGAAGTTATGCACCATCATCTTGAGGAAGACCGTAGTGTTGGTGCTATTATGTTAGAGGAAGCACCACAGGAAACTATGGATGATATGATTTCTCTAATGATTAATAAACCTGTTCGTGCTATTAAGGCTGTTAGGCTTATGAACGAACTTAGGGATAAGATGGGAAAGCCGCCAATTCATATGGATATTATTGATGAGCTTTCGGATGAGGAGTATGCTGAAGCAAGAAGTAAGCTTAATGAAACATCCTTCTACATCTATGATCATCTTGGTAATAATGCACTGAAGAATCTATGCGCTCGCATGGAATACATGGCTGTATCCCTTAAGGTTGATGTCATTGTGTTAGATCATATCACGGCTGCTGCTACTGGTTTAATGAATGCTGCCACTGATTTCGATGGTGGTAACTCAGAGCGACTCTTGATTGATAACATCATGAAGGAACTGAGGTCGTTGGTTTCTCGTACTGGAGTACGCATTGATGTTGTGTCTCAGTTACGTAAGACTAATAAAGCTTATGAAGAGGGTGATCGTATTACCTTGCAGGATTTACGAGGCTCAGGAAGCCTAGCTTCTGTACCTAATGTTGTTGTTGGTTTGGAAAGAGATCGTCAGAACCCTGATGAGAACATAGCCAATACTACCATAGTTCGGGTACTAAAGAATAGACTTACTGGCCGTGCTGGTATTGCTAGTACACTCTTTTACGATAGAAAGACTGGTCGTTTGGAAGAGATTGATCATGCTATTGATGATACCGGCCAAACTTTATTTCAACCAATAGAAGCAGGGGATAACAATGGCTGAAGAACAAACACCTAAGATGGAACTGATAGACCATGAGAGTACGGTTAATCTAACACAGGATGTTACTATATTACCTGACGGGGATCATCAAATCTCTATGGCAATCGGGGAAGATTCTTTTAAAGTACCAGTCAATGTAGACAGGTCTTTAGATAAGATTAAAATCTCATACGAGCATGATAATCACCACTATATTTATGTATTACATAGTGATGGACGAAGTTATTCTCATGTTAGGTTTATGGGAAATGAAGCTGAGTCCCCTCATGAATGGGAACGAAAAGGAAGCTGGCGTTACTTTTAGGAGATCCTTATGAACCGGATCGTATTTGATATTGAAGCAAATGGTTTAACAGAAGTTGTATTGAACTCTAAAGGTCAGGTGTTTAAAGAAGCGGATACCGTATACTGTATGGTAACGAAGAACCTAGACACTGGTGAGTATAAAGAATATGGACCTTGTGAGATAGAAGAGGGGGTAGAGGAGCTAAGGAATGCTGATGTTATTATAGGTCATAACATTCTGATGTATGACATTCCTCTATTGGAGCGTATCTACGGACCTATCCTAAGTTCTTTGACAAGAGCATTAGACACTCTTATTATTAGTAAGTTAATGTTTCCAGATAAATCTCAACACCCTCTAACGGGTAACTCACTAGATTGTTGGGGAACATATCTTAACTACCCTAAGTTAGAATATGATGGTGGGTGGGCAGCATTCAACGAGAAAATGATAGGCTATTGTCGAGGGGATGTGTCCCTCAATCATAAGATCTATAAGTATCAATTAGATTTTATTAAGGCTAACATAAAGATTGTTAGGTTTGAACATATCATTACTGAGATCATCGCTAATCAAACGGCTAATGGTTTTAACTTTGACTTACCAAAGGGTAAGGAGTTGTTAACCAAGCTAGAGAAGAGATCAGAGGATATACGAGAAGACCTAAAAGACATCTTTCCTCCTGTTGTTCAAACACGATTCTCAGATAAGACTGGTAAGAGATTAAAGGATAAGATAACTATCTTCAACCCCGGCTCTAGAAAGCAAATAGCTGAGAGACTGAAGGAAAAGTATGGATGGAAAGCACCTCAAACCGAAAAGGGAAACCCGAAGGTAGATGAGGCTGTACTCAAGAAGTTAAAATATCCTGAGGCTAAGAAACTGGTTGAATACTTTAACATTATTAAGCTAATGGGGCAGGTAACTGATTGGGTTACTCGTGCATCTAATTCAAGAGATGGTCGTATACATGGTTCTATTAATCCACAAGGTACTGTGACAGGTCGCATGACCGCAAGCCAACCTAATCTCCAACAAGTAAGTAGCGATAAACGAGCAAGAGCTTTGTTCATACCTAAAGATGGTTGGGTTCAAGTTGGTATTGATGCACAGGGATTGGAAGCTAGAATGTTAGCTAGTAGAATGTATCCTTATGATCGTGGTAACTACGGAAAAATTATTATAGAAAAGGATATTCATGATGAGAATCAGAGGCTTGCTGGATTGCCCTCCAGAAATGCGGCAAAAACTTTCTTCTATGGTTTTATATATGGGGCTGGTGATGCTAAGATTGGAAAGATCGTGGGACAAACCGCTGCGGTCGGAAAGAATCTTAAGGCACAATTCCTGCAAAAGTTGCCAGCTTTAAAGAAAGTAATTCAGAATTGTAAGTTTCAGGTGAGTAAATCTGGTACAATACAGTTGCTAGATGGCCGCGAAGTTCCATGTCGTTCGGTACATGCTGCACTCAATGTCCAGCTACAGGGTGACGGAGCTATTATAATGAAACTTGCTCAATGTATATTAGACAGGAAGATTAAGCGAGCAGGTTTGGAGGGTGCAGCTAGATTTATAGCTACTGTACATGATGAATGGCAACTTGAGGCTAAGAAAGATGTAGCAGATAATATAGGTAAGATGGGGTGTGATAGTATAAGAGAAGCAGGAGAGCGACTCGATTGTAAAATTGAATTAGATGGTAATTATATTGTTGGAAGGAATTGGGCAGAATGTCATTAATAGATATACCACATAAAGAGTACAGTAAAATTAAAGTTTATATAGCTGGTCCAATGCGAGGACGGAAGAACCTCAATCATGAGGCTTTTGATAGAGCAGAGAAGCGTTTAATTAGAAAGATGGTTTGGGATCCTGTTAATCCAGCAGAAATGGATAGAATTTACGGGATAGATCCATCTAAAGATATGACTAAAGAAGAATTAAAAGAAGCCTTGAAACGGGATGTAGAAGCATTGTTTGAGGTCCATAGTATCTATATGTTAAAAGGCTGGGAGGAAAGCTTAGGGGCTAGAATGGAACATGCTTTGGCTGTTGCACTAGGCTTGTCAATTTTCTATGAATAGATTCCATGTTTCTGTTGGTTTCTTTCATTGGACTAATCCAGCTTTAAGACCAAAAGAACTTAAAGAGAAAGAATTGAATATTGGACAATGGATATTCAAGTTTTTCTCTAGTATACCCTATACTCATTGTGATATTAGAATTTATTGTAAGGGTTTAGATCTCACTTTATTGTGTACTGAGAATAGACAAGCCGCCTTTTATCCTACAGATGCTGTTTACAGTTACTTTGGTAAGGCGGATATCATGATTGAATTGGGAGAGTTTGAGTTTGATGTTAGCAAGATTGATAAGTTTTTATTTCCATCTTACGTTGGAACAAGATGGCGATTAAGTTTATGGTATTTCATTACCAGATTTTTATTTGTAAGAAAAACAAAAACTTGTACAACTGCGGTGTGTCACATATTACAAGACATAGGATTACCTGTGGGTAATTTTGCGATACCCGCAAACTTATACAAGGAGATACAAAATGCACCTAATTTTAATAGGAGGAAAGGCTGGCGTTGGAAAGACTACTTTGGCTAAGCATATAGCCGAGTTTGCTTTTAACAGCGGTCTACGACCAAAGCTTATGTCTTTTGCAGGTGCTTTAAAACGAGAAGCAAAGTCTTTGGGTTATGGAAAAGAAGAACAGCCTGAGAAGTATAGAGAATATTGTCAACAGGTTGGAAGAGAAAAAAGATTAGAAGATAAGGATCATTGGGTGAAACGATTTCACCATGACTTATTAGAAGTAATGGCTGAAGAGATTAAGCTCTTAAAAGTGGGTAATAAATATTGGGAAACTTTAGTTATTGTGGATGATTGTAGATATTTAAATGAAGTTGCATATGGTAAACACCATGACGCAGTACAATTATTCCTGATGGCTAGTGATCGCAAGTTACCTAATGATGATGCAGATTGGCGTAAGGATGAATCAGAGTATCTTGCTAATATAATTGAAACAGATGAAGAATCAGATTATGCTGAATTATTTGATTGGTTGGTATACAATAATGATACTTTAGATGCGTTGACTCAAAGAGTAAAGAAAGCATTACCTATTTGGTGTGGCATGGAACCACATCCTTCTGATGATGAAGACGATGAAACATGGTTAGAGATTATAGAATCTCAAGATGATATTTGGGAAAAGATGATGGACTTGTTTGATAAATTAGAGGACGATGATGAAGAAACCTAGCATTGCAATTTTAGATAGTGATATTCTTATATATCGTGCATCCTTTTGGGCTGACGTTGAGGGTATTGATGAACTGGAATCAAGATTAAAGCAAGATATTATTAATTGGACACCGGAGGGTGTTGATAATGTTATTTTGGCTAGGTCTTGCGATAGAGAAACAAACTTTAGAAGGAAGTGTTTACCTTCGTATAAGTTTAACCGAAACGATAAACCAGTACCCGAGTGTCTTGAATACTCGAAAGAAATATTAGATACTTTAGGTGATGTTCGTATGGTCCCTACTATTGAGGCAGATGATCTCATGGGAATTGGGGCATCTTCTGGTAAGGCTATTGCTGTTACTATAGATAAAGATCTTAGAGGAGTACCGGGATGGCATTGGAATCCTGATAAGGAACCAGAACCTACTCTGGTTTCTGACTATGAAGCAGATAAATTCTTTGCTTGTCAGTTAATATCTGGAGATGGGACCGATAATATACCGGGGTTGTTTAGAAAAGGTAAGAGCTTTTTCGAAAAGAATATCCTACCGTTTGATGATGAAGATTGGTGGTGGGAAATTTGGTGGGCATATGAAGAAGATGGTCATAACATGGATTCATTTTTAGCACAGGCTAGATCTCTTCGTATCCTACGAGATGGTGAATATAATAAAGAAACTAAAGAAATCACCCTCTGGAGCCTTCCAGACAGGTATGCCGAATAACCGGGTATAATAGTATATCCAGAAGGAGAAATCATGAGTAGTAATTCAATGACTGAACCGCCACCTTTGCATGTTGACTTTATGCCTTCCCTTTCCTATCTACCGACTCCCTCTCATGCTACTGAGGGTTCAGCCGGGCTAGATCTGAGAGCAGGGATAAAAGGTAGTAAGACAATTAAGCCCGGTGAGTGTGTTCATATATCAGCAGGATTATCAATAGGTATTCCACCGGGATACTTCGGCTTAATCGCCTCTCGCTCAGGTTTGAGCCAAGAGGGAATCCATCTAGCCAATGGAATTGGAGTCATTGACAGTGACTATAGAGGCGATGTAATTATTGTAATAAGAAATTCAGGGTCAGAACCATTCGAAATAACTTCCGGTATGAGAATAGCACAGCTTATTCTTGTGCCTTATGCTAAAGTTCAGCTTGTGGATGTCTGTGATTTAGCAGATACCGAGAGAGGATCTGGAGGATTCGGAAGTACGGGGGTTGACTAATGGATACCTTCAGAAATTTCATTGCCGTATCGAGATATGCTCGTTGGCTTGATGGTGTTCGACGAAGAGAAACTTGGGAAGAAACTGTTACTAGATATTGGGATTGGATTACGGATAAGTTCCCTATCTTACTGGATAAAGCCCCGTACATTAAGGATATGATCTTAAAACACGAGATCATGCCAAGTATGAGAGCTTTGATGACCGCTGGTGAGGCTGCGGACAGAGATAATACTTGTATCTATAATTGTTCTTATCTAGAGATCGACACCCCTAGAGCCTTTAGTGAGCTTATGTATATTCTAATGAATGGAACTGGAGTGGGCTACTCGGTCGAGTCGAAGGTTGTAAGTAAGCTGCCTAAAGTTCCTTCAGATATTATGAGGGTCAAGGGCGTTAAGGTTACTGTCGAAGATTCCAAAGAGGGTTGGGCTAATGCCTGCCTCGAACTACTCGAAAACCTATGGTTAAAGGGTGTCCATCCAACTTGGGATCTCACACAAATTAGATCCGCTGGTAGTAGACTACATACCTTTGGTGGTAGAGCCTCTGGTCCTGAGCCTTTGGAAGCTGTCTTTAAGTATGTTGTTAAGGTATTTGAGAATGCCCAAGGACGTAAGCTTACTTCCTTGGAGTGCCATGATATTTGCTGCGTTATTGCTAAGTCGATTATTGTTGGTGGTGTACGTAGATCTGCAATGATTTCCCTATCTGATTTAACTGATCGTGAGATGGGTAAGTGCAAGAGTGGTGCATGGTGGGAAGGTTCCGGCCATCGTTCTCTTGCTAATAACTCAGCGGTCTACAATGGACGGCCATCGTTAACCGAGTTCATGACTGAGTGGAGAGATTTATATGACTCCCATTCTGGTGAACGTGGTATCTTTAATCGCATGGGCGCACAAGAACAATGCGAATGGTTAGGACGAGACTCAGCTATTGACTATGGGGTAAACCCATGTGCTGAGATCTTACTAAGACCTAAGCAGTTCTGTAATTTAACTGAGATTATTATACGACCTGATGATAAGATCTCTGATATCAAAAGGAAGATTGAGGCTGCTACCATACTTGGTACTATTCAATCTTCCTTTACTTACTTCCCCTACCTTTCTAATGATTGGGAAGAGAATGTTAGAGATGAGAGATTACTAGGTGTTTCCTTTACTGGAATTTATGACAACCCGTTGATGTGGGGTAAAGATGGACTTAATAAATTATCGGGTCGTCTGAATCGTTGGCGAGAATTTGCAAGACGAACTAATACAAGTTGGGCCAAGGAAATAAATATCAATCCTTCGGCTGCAATAACCTGCGTAAAACCTAGTGGGACTGTATCATGTCTTAGTAACACAGCATCAGGTATCCACCCTAGATATTCTAGGTATTATATTCGTAGAGTACGTATTGATAAGAAAGATCCATTGTACTTCTTTCTGAATGATTCGGGAGTACCCTCAGAAGACTGTGTATTAAATCCAAACAGTACTGCGGTATTCTCGTTCCCCATGCAAGCACCTAAGTATGGGAAAACAGCAGATGAGGTTACGGCATTGGAACATCTAGAGTTATGGCGAGTCTATAAGAATCATTGGTGTGATCATAATCCATCCATCACTGTAAATTATTCTGATGATGAGTTTCTATCTGTCGGTGCTTGGGTATGGGAGAACTTTGATGACATTCAGGGTATTTCTTTCTTACCTAAAGTCGATCATATTTATGAACAAGCTCCATTCGAAACGGTTGATGAGGTTAGATATAAAATGATGTCTGATAAAATGCCGTTGGTAGATTTCTCTAAGCTTAGTTCTTATGAAGTTGAAGATACCACCAAAGGATCACAAACATTAGCGTGTACTGGTGGATCTTGTGAAGTAGTAGATTTAGTGGAGGCGTAAGAATGTTAGATCCGTATAGACAATTAATGATTAATGGACAGCTTAACCAATTACAAGCTGTTCAAATGTTACAATCATTGGATAAGAGAATTACAGAATTAGAGAAGGGTACGAATGAAAAACCAGAAAGACAAACTACCAGTACTAGACGAACATCTAGTAAAGATTCTGGAAAAACTGTACCCTCCACTTGAATATAGTCCAGATATATCTCAAGAAGATTGGGCTTTTCGTGGTGGTCAGCGTGATGTAGTAGCTAAGCTACGACACATATATTCACAACAACAGAAAGGGGAATACTATGCCTGATGCAATGTATGAAAATCTTAAAGCCAAGCAGGCAGCAGGTCCAGAAGCGGGTATGATGCCCCCTCCAGCGGCTGATGCTGCTATGATGGATATGGGCGGTATGCCTATTGAAGAAGATATGGGTGAGTTAGCTACGGAAGGCCGTGGTGGAGATATCGTCATGGGACACCTTACTCCGGGTGAGCTTATAATTCCTGTGGCTATGATGGAAGATCCTGAGATTGCAAGAGTATTAGAGGATGCTTTTGATGCTTTTGAAATGGATATGGATAGATTTACTGTAGGACATGAGAACAATAGTATTAATCCAGATACCGGATACCCTGAATTTGAGGGTATGAATTATGATGAACTATGGCGGATGCAGATACAGGCACAACAAGAGGCAGTAAAGGAAAGAGAGGCTTATAGAGATCAAGCTTGGTCAAGACAAATTCAGCAGCAAGAGGAAACTAAAAGGATACAAGAAGAATATGATTTGACAGCAAGAGAAAATAGAGCAGCCAATGTAAGGGCAGCGTCCTTAAGGCATAAACAACAAGAGGAGAGATTAAGAAAGACCCAAGCAGAAACTCGTCTATTAGCTGAAGAACGCCGTACCCATGAAAAGGTTCAAGCAGTAAAAGCAGAACGTAAAAGACAAGCTAGAAAAAAGGGTAAGACCCATGCTCTTACTGCTGCAACAGCCGCTGCGGCTCATGCCCCAAATAAACCTAGAGGAGCAGGAGTAGCTAAAGTATCTCGTAGAACGGCTCCCACAAGATTTTATAGCGCACCCGGTACTGGTGCTGGCGGCGAGGGTGGTCGTCACACCGCAATGGGTCGTAGACCCGCGTGATAGAAAGAAGGTAAACTATGGGAACATCAGTAGATAATACAATGCCTTACGTTCCTGATCCAGTCGAACAAACTGCTGCGTATGATGAGTTTATGGATGAAACTAGGGCTGAAGAAGATCTAGCGTGGCAAGAGAGAATGGATGAGGTTCTACAACAAGAGGAGGAGTTTAAAGCTTTAGAAGAGGAAGTAATCTCTCAAGAGGAATTAGAGCTACAGCAAGAAGAAGAGCAGATATCAGATACAGAGCAACAGGCTCAACAAGAAGCTGGTGTAATCCAAGATCCTACTGCTCCGGGTCAAGACCCTGATGATTTCTTATATGGATTCTATGGTTTAATTGATGATGAGGAATATTATTCAGATCTGGATGGTGATGAGGATGATTATTATTGATCTTTATTAGGAGATAACAATGGCTGAAGATAAAATTGTAGAACGCTGGAGACTATTAGATGGTCAGCGTCTTATGAGCCTAGAGCGCGCACGAAAATGTGCAGCACTCACAATTCCCTCCTTACTTCCACCAGAAGGTTTAACAGAAGAGAATCAATTACCTCAGGCTTATTCATCTGTTGCAGCTAGAGGCGTTACTAATATGGCCTCTAAAATTCTATCGGCTATGCTTCCCCTAAACGATGCTCCCTTTTTTAAGTTTGAATTATCTACTGGCATGGAACCAACACAAGAAATAGAGAACTTTCTAGATAGGTTATCTTATCAAACCTATAATAAACTTTCCAGTCGAAACCTAAGAGAAACAATTTATCTTGCCTTGCAGCATCTTATTGTTATTGGGGATGTGTTAGTAATTCAAGAAGATGATTTTAATTTTAGGGTAATTCGATTAGATCAGTTTGTTTTACGTAGAGATGTAGACGGTATTACTCAGGAGATCATTTACCTAGAGTATATAGCTAAGGATAATGATGAGGAAATTCTAGCTGGTTATTATAACTCTACTACAAATGCTAAGAAAGGGTATGATACAGTATATGTAAGACTAGAATTACAAGAAGATGATACATGGAAACAAACAGCCCAAGACGAAGAAGGAACAACCGTAAACTCAGGTTCGTTTAAAGTATCTCCTGTGGTTCCATTACGATGGGCTATTGTTGCAGGGGAAAATTATGGTCGCTCTCATTGTGAGGATATTATTGGCGATATCCAGACTCTCGAATCATTTACCGAAGCTTTAATCGAAGGTATTGCTGCTGGCTCAGCCTTTTGGATTGGTATTGATCCCGCAGGTTTAACTGAATTAGATGACATTGCTGGAACCTCTAATGGAGGCTTTGTGTCTGCAAGACAACAAGATGTCTTTACCCTTAGTCCTTCTGGTACTATGAACCCTCAGATTCAATCGACTCAGAGTGGTGTCGAAACTATGCGAAGAGAGATTGGCAACGCTTTCTTACTCAGTGGTTCAGCAATACCTAGTGGAGATCGTGTTACCGCAACGGCTGTTCGAATGATTGGTTCAGAATTAGAGACAATTCTAGGTGGTGCATTCTCAGCAATTTCTAGAGAATTAATGGAGCCTATTGTTCGTCGATCAGTACATCTTATGCTTGAAAATAATGAGATAGATCCTAGATTACAGGAACAGTTTTCTGAAGATGGTTTGTTAACAGTAGAGATTGTAACAGGATTACAAGCACTTAGTAGAGACACAGATCTTTCTAAGCTTATGCAAATGGGTGAGATGGTAAAGAATTTACCGCCACCCGCACTTGAATTATTTAGATGGGATGAGTATGCTAAAGCTCTAATTACCTCTATTGGATTTGATTCTACTAAGTGGGTTAAGTCCCCTGAGGAAGTTCAGGAAGAAAAGATGGCTCTGATGGAACAGCAACAAGGCGCACAAACACAAGCTGGTATCCAAAGTCAACTCGCCCAATCGGGAGCCGGTGCTGTCGGAGACTTGGCTGCTAAAGATCTACAGGAAACAGGTGGTCAAGGTATCCAACAAATCTTACAACAGAATCCTGAATTAGCAGAGCAGGTTTCGCAACTTAGTGGAGGTGTAATCTAATGGCTTTTCAAACCTCTACTATTGCTTCTTCAACCACAACTAAGATGCCTGCCGGATATACGAAAAAGTATTCCGCTTCAGCTACTAGTGTACTTTCATCTACAACCGATGGTGTTGTGACTACCTCAATTTCTGATGTATTTGCTAATAAAAAAATAGCTGTTGCTGTGGAAACAGTTGTTAGGTTTAATGCTGATGCTTCCATAAGATTGCAAGCATCTCCAGATGGTACAAATTGGGTAGATGTTTCAACTATATCAGCTACATCAGGACTTACCGCAGTTGGTACTAATACATTTGTTGTAGATAACAGTGATTTTTATGCACCGTATTGGCGGTTAATTATTAATGAGGAAGCTGCCACTATATATGGTGGTTCATATTCAGCCGGAACCGTTAAGACTGAATACTCTATAAGTTAGGAGAGAACTAATGGCAACCTTTATAGTCGAGGAAGACTTTGCAACTTCCACAGTTAATTTATATACAAAATATGAAACAGCAGCCTCTCCTCTTATCTCTGGTCTTACGGGATCTGGTACTGGTGATATCTTAGCCTCTCGTGCCATCAGTACTACAGCTTTTAACGGTAAGAAAATTATGGTGGGAGTAGATGTTACTATTGCTTTTTCTGATGTTGCTTCAACCTTAACAGTACAGCTATCTCACGATGGTAGTAACTTTACTGATACCTTTGCTACAATATCTTCAGATATTACCCCTAATGTTACTGGTCTTAAGATGGCTTTGGTTGATTTTACAAATACAGATGTTCCATTCTTTAGAATTGTAGCTAATGCTAGTGGGTTAACTTGGGGCAATAGTGGTAAACTTAAGTTCTTTTACCTATTACCACCGGCATGATCAATAGAGTAACTGTTGATATCCCTGAGCAAGAGCTAGGATCATTTAAGATTCAACACTGTAAAAGAAAATATGGTAAAGAAACTATATTATTCCATAATAAACAACACATAATGTCGGATAGACCAAGTGAATTTATAGAACATAGGCCGCTATTTTCTGAGACACTGAGGGGAAACATATTAGTTACTGGCTTAGGTATAAGCTATGTACATAATAAAATATTGTTTTCCCCTGAAGTAGAACGAGTTATTATCTTAGAAAAATATCCTGAGGTTGTAGGATTAGTATGGCCTTATTGTAAAAAGGATGATCGGTTTGAAGTTATTTGCTATGACTCCGATGACTGGGAACCTACTTTGCATTTCGATTTGGCTTGGATGGACTCTTGGACGGAGCATCATTCTGTCCCTCAAGAACTATGGTGGAAAAAAACAGAAGAGAAGTACAGTTCGCACTGTGATAAAATAATGTTTTGGAAGCCTACTAAACTTATGAACGGAGGTTGATATGGCAACTTACACTCCTACTGCTTCGGCTACTTCGGGAGCAAGGATACCTTGGCCTATAGATAAACCTCTCTGTCGATTAGAAATATCTAAAAACATACCAACGCCTATAAAATATGAAGAAGATAATACAACATACACAGTACCTATAGATGGGTCGTTTGCTACGACGCACGTAGGTACTGGCTGGATTCAATCTGGTAGAACATATCTTTTATCAGTTACAGTTCGTTATCAAATGGATGATGCTGGTGATGATTTAGTAATTACTATGTTGGAACGTAGTACTGGATCTAATGTGGTTATGGATGGTTCTAAAATGAAACACCTTGGTAGGCAAAATCCACCAACAAACCATTATTCTACGTATACTTTTGTTACTCAGTTTACTGCTAGTAGTACTAGTACAAATGGACCTATAGTTTACTTAGAACATACTGGAGCAGGTACGGCAACTAGTCCTATACAAGACTATGCTCAAATGATTTTGTTTGACCTTACGGATATGACAGAAGGTAATGATTATTTCTACGAAGAGAACTCAACAGATGCCTCTAATACAACTACCCCAGTTACGAGAGAATCCGCCACATTAAACTTAACAAAAGATAATAAAGGTCTTTGGTTATTGGGTGCTGCGTCTCAATATAAGTGTAATAACGATAATGACTATGAGTCTACGGTTATTATTAGGAATCAAGATGCCTCAATTTTAGGGGGAGATGTTTTAACATTAGATACAAGTGAAACAAATGATGAGGATATGCTTACATATACTACATTATTAGATAACGATTTATCAGATACTTCGTGGGATATACTACTAAAGACTAGTGACGAAACTGCGGCAGGCCGTGGTGTTTCTGCGAATCTAACACAACATAATAAAGTATTCGGTATTCGTCTTGGTAAATTTGTATCTTCTTCCTTTAGTTCAAACCAAGCTACTGATACTTCAGCAACTAATGATACTAAGACAATATCTATTGAATTAACTGGTATTAAACCACAATATGATTCACCAAATTACCTAGTACTTCATGGTGGTCTTGCTAACTTTGAAAGTGGAACAGCCGCATCTAGGAAAAAGGTTAAGTTTTTTACTGATGTACAGTGGAAAAATACAGGGGGTACATATGCTAGGTATGGTGATGATGATCAACAAGCTTATAGTACATTAATTTGGCGAGGGAATACTGCGATAAGTGCAGACTATGATGATAAGTTACCTTGGTTATCTACAGTACCTCCTACAACCCTTAGTGGTATAGGAACATCTAGTGAACTATCCTTTAAGCTTGAGATTTGGAAGTCTCATCCTACAGGATCTAATGCAGATGTAGTAGAGGGTACTGATATATTTCTTGGTGTTATTGAGCTACCACCTGACTTAGACTATGACGATGGTGGATCTTATGTAGTTAAAGCAAACCATAGTACTTTATTATGTGGGCCTACGACACTAGAAGAATGTATAAATACTCGTAATAGATTACTAGAGGCTAGGGGCTTTAAGGTTCCTGAGAGATGGGATACTGTTTGGACGAAACAAGACATAGAAAAAACATAGGGGAATATTTTGTTTAGACTCCTTAGAATACTAACGTCAGGTTTTGTACTACCAAGTACGTATTTGGATTTTGAAACAACTCATTTTAAAAGGGAGGATTTTATCATGCCTACAGTTGGGAAGGGTAAGAAAAAGAAGAAATTTAAATATACCAAAGCAGGTATGAAAAAGGCTAAAGCTTATGCTAAGAGAACTGGCAAAAAAGTTAAGTATTCTAAGTAGTTTATTTCTTGGGGGTTGTTTTTCTACGAATAAAACTAAGTTACCTTCTATCGCACCTGAGAATGTAACAACCGATATGGTTGAAAGAGTACAGAGTTTGAATAACCTGTCTATTCTTAGTGCTATAGGGGGCTTTTGTTTACTAGCAGGTATGGTTCTTCTAGTATTAACCAGAGGATCTATGGGATGGAGGGCAATTTTAGGTGGTAGTTTAATGATCGTAGTTAATTACCTTATTGCTCTATATGCCTCATGGATTTTTATTCCTGTAGTTGTTGTAACCGGAGCTATTAGTATAGCTTGGGGTTGGAAAATTATTGTTAAGATTATTAATGACGATAAGATCAAAGTAAAGGAGATCATTAGTGTTTAGTAGTGTGTTAGGAACAGTTTTTTATACTGCTGTAGTTTTTATAGTCGGTGGAATCATCGGCAGACCGTTATATACTTGGGTAAATAAGATGATGCCTTGGTCTAAGTCAACTTAGGGGGAACCATAGCTATGGAATTAGAAGCATTCACAATAATAGAAGTCTTGATAGGAACAGGAATTGTTTCTATGTTATGGCAAATGAATAGACAACTAGGTTCTTTAGCTACGGAGATGAAACGCTTTTCAAACATGATATCAGATCATGAAACAAGAATAAGAAAAATAGAAGGAAACTAATATGGCAGAGACAAATGAAACACAGCCGGAATTCGATTATCAACAGCCTGTTGTAAACGAAGCGGCAGAACAAGTACAAGAAATGCAGCAGGGGTTAACAGCTTCCCCGGATGATATGAATGCTATTGCTGAACGCGAAGCATTTAAGACTTACGTAAGCCAGCAAAATGTTGAGATGCCAGAGAATTTCTCTGATGCCAATCAGTGGTTTGATAGTCTAAAAGAAGCACAAAAGAATTATACCCAAGGCCAGCAGGAATTGGCACAGATGAGACAACAGATGGCTCAGCAGCCAACTCAACCACAGCCAACTGAAGAGACTCAGGCACAGCCTGAAGTTCCGGTTGATACAGAAGATTCGGAATTAAGAATTCCTGAGGTTGAAGAGGTTCCTGAGGAACCCCAACCGTTATTCCAAAGTATTGAAAAAGAAGATTGGGATAGTTGGGGATATGAAATTGCTACTACCGGAGAACTTATGGATAACACCATGAGTGAAATTAAAAGTAAGACCGGATTATCTGAGGAAATGATTAAAGATTTCGTAGCTGGACAAAAGGCTAAGATGAGAGAATCTTATGGTAACTCCGCTAAGGTTGTTGGAGGTAAAGAGAATCTCCAAAGTATGCTTAAGTGGGCCTCAGAAAACCTCAGTGAACAAGAAAGATATGCAATTAATTATGGCTTTGCTAATAAAGCTATGAGAGAAACTACTCTTAGGGGACTACAGGCTAGGTATACTGATTCTACAGCTAATTCTCCTAAGGCTAAGGAGCCTGCCAAAATGACAGGCAAAGTTAATGTAGGTTCCACAACGTCAGGACTAATGCCCTATGCAACAAAGCGTGAGTTTGCGGCTGATCGCAGTAATCCACGTTTTAGTATGGAACCGGCTTTTAGAAATGCTGTTGAGGAACGTATGATGAAAACTGATTTTAATTATCTTCCAGAGTGAGGGACAACTCTGGATAACTTGGTTACTCTTAAGTTAAGAACAATCCCCCTATATGGCAATGGATGTCTTAGATCTAGTTTAACCGCATATGGAGGACTCCGAAAGGAATAATCTAAAGTATGTCATCGTTAATCGTCCCTTCGTTTTTGCTCAAATATAAGGAGATAAACCAATGGCACTTCCAGGTGACTCATTTGATGCAACAGCTACTGGTTTAGCTTATCGTGGGAGTAGTACTGCCGGAACGTCGAACACGACGCCACCCGGTAAGTTATGGCTTCCTATTTGGTCAGGCGAAGTGATTCATGCTTACGATGAATACAATTCGTTTGAACCGTTAGTTATGTCGAAGACCATTTCAAGTGGTCGAGAAATGCAATTCCCTGTGACGGGAACAGTCAGCCTCAACTCATCATGGGATGCAGGTGAGGAACTGCTTGGTAATCAGGATTCCACATCGGGAACCTTTAAGGTTCTTCTTGATAACCGTCCAATGGCTGCTCACTTTGAGATTGATAACATTGATCTCATGTTAACACAGTGGGAATTCCGTGCAGAGTTAGCGCGTCAGGCAGGTATGACACTTGCTAATACTCGGGATAAGCAGATTTATGCTTATCTGGTTCGTGCTTCGTGTGAAGCGAAGCTTACTAATGATCCACGATCAGATCTGTCATTACATGATGGATTCCAAGGGTCGGACTATGATAACCTTGGTGTAGCCGCAGGCACACCTACGGCTCGAACTTCGTCTGCCTTGGCATATTTACAAGACCTAGAGGATTTCGTGGTTCATCTTCAGAACAATAATATTGCAACTGAAGGTGTATATAGTGTTGTCAATCCTCGTGCGTTCCAAGACATTCGCGCTCTTGGTGTTGCACGAACTCAAGCTACGGCGATTGACTCACAGCCAATGTTTGGTGGTGTTGCGCAGGCTGGTGGCTTAGGCCGACAGTTTACGGAAGGTATGAATAGTTTACAGGATTCCCTACAATACATGGGTGTTACAATTATTAAGTCTAATCATATTCTTCTTGATAACGACCCTGATATTGGTGAAGCTAAGTATGTTCTTAATTATGCCGATGGGCAGATTAGGGCTGTAACTTGGCAGAAGGGTGCTGTAGCGGCTCTCAAGCTTCAGGGCTTGAAGGTTGATACGGTGGATGATATCCGTCGTAATACAGTATTCACGGTCGCATCTATGATGGCTGGTACGGGCGTTTTGCGTCCAGAGTGTGCGGTATTCCATTCGGGATATGCTGCTTCAGCCGGTCGTGCTGCAATGATTACGCAGCTTGATATGACCGCAGAGTACAATGACGCTTGATCTTTGATCATAGTTGTCATTCAGTTTGACACGGTGGGCCTCCCTTTAGGGGGAGGTCTACCTTTTATTTTAACTAAGGAGGATTCTAATGGGATATCTTACAAGACTTAACGCTGTTAATGAAATGCTATTAGCAGCAGGTGAATCTCTGGTGTCAGATCTTGATGAATCCTCTGGTGTAGACACAAGTATTGCTGAGTTTATGTTAGATAATACTTCTGATGAATATCAGTTTAGAGGATTAGCTCATAACACATACATTCAAAAGAAGAAACCAGATTCCAACAATAAAATCTTCCTTCCAAATGATGCTATTAATATTACCTTATTAAGTCACCATACTAGTAACAATACCGCAGATGGATTTGATGGTTATATTATTGAAGCAGGTATTCGTGGTGAACCAAATGGTTATCTGTTTAATATTACTGAACAGACCGATCAATGGGAAGCTGGTACAGAATATACAGTAGAAATTATTCAGCGAATACGTTGGGAAGATATGGATTCTTCGATTCAAAAGGCTGTGGTTGCTGGAGCCGCTAGATGGTATCAAATGATTACCCAAGGTGACGAAGCTGCTGACGCTTTCTTGGCACAGAAAGAAGCTATGGGTATGGCTGAAGGTAAAGCTTCTGATGCAAAAACTAAAAGTAGAAATATATTTGATGGAGACTTAAGCAGACGAGCAATTCGTAGAGAACACTTCTTATTTACCAATGATCCCGCTAGATTTAGATTCTGGCGAGCAACTATGTAGGAGTGAATCATGGCTAAAAGAAAAAGATCTGTAAAAACTGTTAACCAAAGGATTGCGATTAATACTTTAGGTGGCGGTGTTGGTAGACAAGCTCCAAGTAAACGATTGCCGTCTGAAGCAGAGACTATAGAAAATTGTTATGTAACACTAGAACGATCTATTTCTAAACGATCAGGATTTGAAATCTTTAGAAATAATGAGGGCGGGTTTCAATATGATTTAAATATTGATGATATCGAGAGTAAAGATCTTTGGTTTCACTGGTTCGATGTAGCTAGTAATGCTAGATATCTTATTATGATTGATTTTAATGCAACTAGTTCTTCCCAACAATTCCTTTGGATCTTTAGATTAATGGCATTAGGATGGAAGGACATTTCTCCCGCCAATAATTCAATCGGCCCTGAACTACGACGTTATCTAACTCATAGAAACGATGAATATTCTACAGCTAGAGAAGCCTTACGATGTATTTCAGTTGGACAAGCCTTAATTATTTTAAACCGTACAGTTAAGACGGGATTTTCCAGCCAAGATTCAGGACCGGGCTGGCCCTTTGGATCAGGATCGGCTCCTATAGCTGGCCTTGAAAAAGCCGCCTTTAGATATGTTTTGGGATTACATGCTGCCGATCCAAATACTTCATATAACGCACAAAACGTATCTAGTGAAGGATCTGGATTAGCTGTAAAGATGAATTATGCAGGAACTAAAGTAACAGAAGTTACTTCTCCCGGCGATGGTTATAAGCTTGACGATGTAGTTAAATTTAATAATAATACCTTTCGATTAACTAATCCAGCAAACTATATGTTTGATTTAGATGGTAATTTAATGAACAATATTGATCTTAAAGGTAGACCTATAACCTATTATACTACTGTAGAACAAGACCCATTAGCCGAAGCAACAGAATGGACCCCATTAAATGCCTATATTACTGGTGACTTTGTAATAGGAGGTAGTCCTCGACAGGTATATAAAGTTATTAATACTATAGCTGATGGAACAGACGAAATAGAAACAACTAATTATCTCGCAGTAAGAGATGGTAAACTTATTGAGGTAGAGGATTGGGCTTATCCTGATAATGATTTTAAGTACAAGGGACAATCTCTAGATAACTTTGGTTCAATTAAGTTTCCTCCCCTAAAGACAGATATCTCTGCAAACAACGGATCAACCGACACAGTGTTTTCGGATGGTAGAGGCATCAGTAGAACCGCAGAAACATTAAGGGCTTTATATCCTAATACCGGAGATAAAGCCGATAATGGAGATGCTACAGGTATGGGAAAGGTTTACTTTACAGCAGGTGCATATCTAGCTGCCATGCCCGGATACTACCGCATCATCTCAAAGAATGCAGAAGAGGGAGGATCTGGAAGACCCTTTACACAGAAGGTTAGGACTCCAGAAGGTCATTGTATGTTTGATTCTAATAGGATGCCGGTTAGGCTTTCTTTGGTTAATTCTAATAACTTTGAGTTTGAACCGATTGAGTGGGATCCAAGAACCAACGGTACTTTAAAGACAAACCCCGGACCAGCAATTTTTACAAAAGATGATGAAAGCCTTAGACAAATAGAAATAAATAGTATTGCTTTTTACCGTGGACGTTTATTCTTTAGTGCTGCTGATACTTTATTCTCTTCAAGAATTGGAGACTTTGATAACTTTTGGTTTGAGGACGCAGGCAATATTGTTGCTAGTGATCCTATTGATCTTCAAGCTTCTTCTAATAAGTATTCTCGTATTAATGCTATGATTCCATTCTCAGACTATCTATTTATTAATACCGATAGTGATGCTCAATTTGAATTACTGGGATCAGAAAATACCATAACACCCTTCACAGCAGAATTGGCTCCTACTGCATTTTATTCAACCGCACCATTAGTTGATCCAGTTCTTATGGGATCACAGATCTATTTCTTTGCTGATAAGAAGATGTATATTTATTTCTCAACACAAACAGGCAGTATTGCTAGTGCTTTAGAAGTAAGCTCTCATTGTCCTGATTATCTACCATCAGAATTTGGTAGTACCGCAGTTGCTGGATCAAGAGATACTATTTTCTTTGTAGATGAAGATAATAAAAACGAAATCTTTGTTTATTCAAATCGTTATTCAGGAGATCGGGTAATTCAAAATGCATTTCATAAGTGGGTATTAAATTCTGAAGATCAGGTGTTAAGTTTAACCCACTTTGACGATAAACTATATGCAGTTATCCAAAAACCTAGAGGCGATGGTACAACAATTCTTTATTTAGAGCGTATTGCTATGTCAGATGAGGAATATACAAAACCTAGAATTGATCATAGATATAAACACATTACTGCCGATGAAAATACAGAGTATTTACCAGAAACAGACCAAACCAGAATAGTTGTTCCTTTCTTAGCTCCCAATATTAATGAGGTTATCTTAGATGATGGCTGGGGAGAGTTAAAGTATTTAAGAATAACACCAGATTCTGTAGTTACTTATGTCGATAGCAAACAAACTTGGGTTACTATCCAAGGAAACTATAAAACAATAGATAATAAGTTTTACCTTGGTGAATCCTTTTTGATGAATGTTGAACTATCCCAACAATTCTTTAGGGATGAAAACAATAATATCATAAACGGTATCTTAAGCCTAAAATCAATGTCGATACGTCATTCCTATACAGGAAACTATAGACTTGAGGTAAAGCGTCGAGGACGAGCGGCATTAGTAACAACTTTTGATGTAAACCAACTTGGCGTACGTGGACAAACTTTAGGTTCTTTAGAATTATTTGAACCTGAAGGTGAGATGACAGCAAAAATTTTAGGCTTTGGTTCAGAAACACAAATATTTATCAAGAGTGATTTTCCCACTCCCGTCAATATATCTAATATGGAAATCAAAGCCATGTTTAGACCCACATACAGTTCTGTCTTAGATTAAGGAGAAAAGACATGAGTTATATCAATACGAATGATTCCTACGGATCATTTGTTAAATATTCAGGTAGTGCTGGAACGTACACTTATTCGTACAGCACCCTTTCGCTCAACTCTTCAATCTCTGATCAAGACCAATTAATCGTTGTTCGTAAGTTTACTCCTTCGTCAACTTTTGAAGCCGCTGCTGCACCAGATGGCTTAGGTGGAACTAAGATTGCTGCTTCAGAACAGTGGGATGCTTGGACCTTACCAAACACATCCTCTTCTGGTAGTACAATGTATACTATTGATACAGTAGCCAAGACAATTACACTGTCTAATACAAACGCAGACTACGTATGGAACCGAAGCGGAACTACAGTTAATCTACCCGTCTTTGTTCCCTCAACAGATACCATAATCATAGCCCGTAAAACCTATGGCGTAAGTCCTTTTGTGACATGGGCTTCCGGTTCTAAGCTAACCTCTGCCCAGCTTAATCATCAAACTACACAGTTAATTTATTTGAGTCAAGAACTATTAGATAAGATTCACAACGCAAGCGACCTTGATCCTTACTATGGAACTCCCAGTGGCTATGCTACATTAAACACACTTGGAGCCTTAAGTTCAGCTAATACTAATACCCTGACATCAGGCGATGGTTTAACTGGTGGTGGAGACATTGGTGATAATCTTACGTTAGCTGTAGATTTAGCTGACGATAGTGGTCTTGAGTTTGACGTTAATAAACTTAGGGTAAATACAGACACAACCATAATCCGTGGGACTGCTGGTCTTGGTGTCATCTTAAAAACTAACGGTGCTTTGCTTTCTGATGCTGATGGTGTTTATGTGGACCTTGAAGACAGCGTAACCTCTACATCTACGGCTAAAGCACTTACGGCTAATCAAGGTAAAACTCTTAAGGGATTAATTGATGCGTTAGGTACTGGGGTTAACTATCTTGGTAGTGTAGCTGCGGGCGTAAAAGCAGCAGCGACAGATGCACTTAAAATCACAGGCGGAACTGTATATCACAACGATGCATTCACAGTCCTTGTTCCTGAAGATGCTGGTGGATATGCCGGTGACGTTACTGCTACAGTTATAGCTAGAACTTCAATGGGAAGTACTCCATCTGCAAATCAGATTCATTGGTATCTTGATCCGAGCGGCGATGCTGCTAAAATTGCTAATTTAAAACTTGCAATTAATGGTACTACTGATACTGCAAAAGTAAAATTTGGGTCTAGTTTCACAAACACGCTTGGCGTTAAAGGTCTTACAGCATCTGATGGTGTAGCGAGTACAGAGTCATATGCTAGTCTAACTGCGGATAATGCTGGTGCTGATGGAAACGACATTGCGCTTACAGATACAGTAGGTACAGTTCTCGTTAATGAATCCGCACTTACAGATGGAAAACTTGCTGGTGGCATTACCCAAAGTTCATTCCCAACAGGAAGCGGAGTAGATGATGCGTTTGTCGCAGGTGATACAGTTGATATTATCACAAGATCTGGTTTCGTTACTCCTACAGGTGCATCAGAAATGGAAGTAACTGTAGGCGAAGACATCCGATATAATGGCTCAGCATGGTATAACGCGGGAGCTACGGCTACCTTAGATGATACCGCATATTTTAAGCATGATGGCTCTCGGGTTGCAACTGGTGAATTTAATTTAGGTAGTAATAAGATTACTGCCCTTGCTACGCCTACGGGTGGTACTGATGCTGCTACTAAAACTTATGTTGATTCGGGATGGTTCAGTGGTGCTGCCGCTTCCAACCATATTCTTAAGTACAGCGGTAGTGCATGGGAAAGCGGAACCATTGGCATGGAACATATAGGTAATGAAAACATTTCCGCTACACCTGCCCTTGGCGATATTATTGCTTGGGATAATGATACTAGTAAGTGGACAAACTCTAGTATTGTTTCAACTCCTCAGATTTGGTATACTGGAGGAGCGGGAGAATATGCTATTGATCTTGCTCCTGATGGTACTATAGTAGCTTTTGCTGTGGGTGATGCAGTACTCCCAAATTCTACCGTAGCAAGTGCATGGTTCGTTACTATAGATGGTATTGTTCAACCAGCTAATACGTATTCTATATCAGGAGATACTCTTACATTTACTACGGCTCCACCAGATGAAGCAGAGCTTTACTTTGTTTGCTTTGGTGTTATGGTTACAACTAGTATTGCTGCTTCAGTAGGAGACTTAAGTGCAACTACAGTTACAACTACAGGCGATATAACAGTAGGTGGAGACATCTCTATAGATGGAGGAGACATTACATCCTCTGGAAGCACTGTAAATGTTGTTAAGGATTTTGCGGTTAATACTAATAAGTTTACTGTAGATGAGGCTACTGGAAATACAACTATTGCTGGTACTTTAGATGTAGTTGGTTCTACAACCCATAATGGTGAAGCTGAATTAAGATTACTCGAAATTATATCAAGAAAAACAGAAAATAACCATGATAGTGCAAATGCTATGACAACCACTTGGAAAAGTCTAGGACAAGTACTAGAAATAACACCCAGAAAAGCGGGTGATATTGTAATGATTAGTGCTAATATACCTTGGTATATGCAGAATACTACCACAAATAGTAGATATGTTCAGGTTAGACTTATTAAAAACTTTACTAGCTCCGAAGTAATGCCAACCACCCTCGATGGCGGAACAGATATTACAGACGATAATGGTGATGTCGGTAGCAATCATTATAGATACTTCTGGATTTCTGCACAAACAGTTCTTTACATGCCTATTGAGTTTAAATATACTATAACAGCAGATGATGTTTCTACTTACGACGGTGGGATAGGAACAAAGGTAAAGATTGGTTTATTTGGTTATGCTAGTAACACTAATGTAAAATATCAAGGAAACTATGGATCGACCTTATACGGATACTATTACTCAACATAATTGTTAATACTTTTATCTTTAGGAGAAACTTTAAATGGCACTTACTAAAACTAATTTACGAATGATGGATACTGGGTTCATCACGCCGCTCGACTTCGGGGCAATAGGCGATGGGGCAACAGACGATGCAACAGCCCTACAGAATACCCTTAATGCATCAGACTATAGTGTCATTGATCTTGCTGGTAAGACTTATGCAACTACCGTTCAACTAACATTAACCCGAAGTAATGTTACGATTAAGAATGGTACAATTAAGTATACTGGTACTAATAAGAGTAAACTTAGCATCCTTAAGATTGGCAGCAGTTCTCCGGGTTTCGGAAGTACTCTCAATCCCAATGCCGCTGTAAATATCGGAGAGTATGTAATAAGCTTTGCGAGTGCCTCTAGTTTTGCTATAGGTGATTGGGTAAAAATTGCGCATCATACTGATAATACAGATTTTATTTCTAATTATACTGATACTTCTTCTGTAGATTCAAACCCCGACCTAAAAACTACCTTCTTTAGT